GGAGAGATGCTGAACCTTCATTTATATCCCAGTCACCTTCAAGTAATTGTCTTCTTTGGTGTTCTGGTAATGATAGAAGGTTAGCTTCGTACATTCCATCTTCTGAAAGATAAGGGTTATCAAACAGAGTTGCAGGTATAAACTTTCTTTTAAAAAGAGGTTCACCCTCTCTTGTGTGACCTTTAGGCCACGTAATTATTTCACCGTTTTCATCTGTTGCCCAGAAAGATTCTCCTGGAGTACTGGGTTCAATAAAATGTCTACGAACCCACTGATGCCCAGGTCCACCTGGGTTGCTTGTTGCTCTCATGTACAGAGGTAATCCACTAGCTTTTGTAGCTCTAAGTCGTGACCTCATATAATTCCAAGAGTAACTGGAGGGCCATTGGGTTAACTCGTCAAAGCCTATCCAGTTAAAAGCTTGCCCTTGGTATCTCATAACATCATCATCACGATCAAGGTATGACATCCAAAGTGTTGCACCGTTAGGTGCTACCCAAGTCTTATCTCTTTCCATGAACTTTATTCCTGGAACAGCCTTTGGGTAAAGCTGTTTACTTACAGATATAAGTTCTCGTAACTCTTCTGTACTCCTACGAACAAGTAGCATTCGTGCATGTGGATTCGTAAAATATCTAACTGGATCAGCCACCATCGAATACGACTTACCACCACCTGCTGCTCCTCCGTATAGCACCTCTTGTTCTGTAGACGCTAAAAATTTAGTTTGTGGGCCTGGGTTAGGCTCAAATATTACCTCTTGTGTTCCCACAGAAAGGGCATCGCTCTCCAGGTTCGAGGAGGATGTAGTCTTCGTCTTCACTAAGATCTCTGGTGTTTCTACCACCAACTCTTTTTTCTTCGATCTTCTGGCTTTTCCTTGCCGCTTCTTTGTATTTTTTGGCATACTGCTTGTAGTTTGAGGAAGCTCTACGCCTTTTTTCTTCCATTCTGACACGTTTATATAACCCTACATGTGATATTTCTCTACCAGATTCTTTAGATAACCAAGCTGCTACTTTTCTAGTGCTGTACTCTTGAAGAAATAATTTAGCTTTTTCTAGTAACTCTAACTCTTCAGGGATAGGTATCAGTAGATCTGGATCTGTTTCATCTTGTTTGTAACCAAAGGGTACGTGTCTTCCTACTCTTATAACAGGATACCACTCTCCTAGTTCCCCTTGTAGTGGTATCTGCCAGTCAACTTTGGTTGGGTGGTCTGCTGTTGTTGCTCTTTTACTCATCTTCTTTCGCAGGTAGAATAAACAAAGGTTCTGATGTTTTTACTTCTACCTTGTCTGTTTTAGTAAATCCTGCACGATCTAGTATATCTTTTGCTGCTAACATCTTTTCTTTTACACCCAGATCTGTAGGGTCTGCCATAACAGAAAACATTGTATACGCTGCTTTAGTTGAGGACTGTGCTATAAATTTTTTAGTAAGCTCTGCTATTTCATCTGTTAGACTGTTTACTATTTGTGTAGAAGCAACACCATCAGAATAACCTGCAAGTTTCTTTGCCGTAACAGGATCTCCTTTCGCTTCTTCAAAAAGAACTTCAAGAAACTTATGTTGTTTTTCTGTAAGTTGTTTTGCCATTATGCCACCATATAAATTATAAAACCTAAAACACCTGCACCTGCTATAAGCATAACACCTGATATACCCCAGGTAATTATTGCTTCAATCATTTCTGCTTTACGGTATTCTTGTTCTTTCTTTTGTTTTCTTATTCTACCTTCAGTAGCAACAAGCTCATCCCAAACTGATGGCCCATACGTAAAACTGATCCAGTCTTTTAGCTCCTGACGCATAGCCTCTGCTTTCTTTTTAGCAGTAAATATTTCTAAAGCTTCTGCTTCAACAGAACCTCCCATAGCTTTCCACCAAGGGGGGTTCTTATTTTTTTGTTCTAAGTAGGCTAGATCGCTCATGCTACTAGCCCACTGATTTAGTTGACCACCCATCTCCTGAAGATCTTTTCCAAACTGGAAACCTTTCTTCAGAGCATTGAACGCTACGGTAGCTCCACCGATAATTGTTACTGGGTCCACGAGCCTCCTCCCAAAGTACTCCTAGTATCATTAAAGAACTGATTGTATTTTTCAAAGAGGTTTGCCTGACAGTATAGCTCTTTCTATATCATGTCTGCCAATACCTAAGTCTCGTAGCTCTCTATCAGTCATTCTGTAGAGTTGTATACGTGCAATCTTTCTTCTTGCTGACTCTGCTCTTGCTTCTACTATTCTGTTGAATATTCTTTTAAACATTATCTATCCTCTGTATGTGTTAATGAGGATAGTTATATTCAAATAGTTATATCATAGTAGTGACAAAAATGCAACTCCGTTATGATTTACCTTTTACTTTCTTGACTACCTTTGTAGTCCAGGCTTCATTAACGTCAGGTGTGGAAGGATCATCTCCAACAAGTTGACCCTTCTCATTACGAGCACGTACCTTTACTTCCTCTGCTCCTTCTACAAATTCAAGAACAGCAGGATCTTTGGTGTGCCACTCTCCACGAATGTACTCCGCAAGAACAGCACCATATTGATCTACAACTTTGTTATCTTCTATTTTCATTGTTACATACTCTTCAAAATTTTACGTATTTCTTTTTGTTTTTTAACCCTTGGATCACTAGGCTTTACTCTGGTAAATGCGTTAGTGTTATTACCCACAATCCAAACCATTCCGTCACCTGCGTCAGTTCCAATTCTGTCAGACTTAAGTGATTTACGTCTAAACTCTTTGACACCTGTTAACGGATTTATTTTTGGTTTTTTATTAGGTACTGTTTTCTTAGGTTTTTTAGTTGTTTTAGGTTTCTTCTTAGGTTGAACATTAGGTGGAGTAAACTTCCTATCTGTTTTATCTTTAGGTGTAGGTCTTCTCCTTGGTTTCTTCGTAGGCTTCTTTTTAGGAGCAGTTGTAACGTCAGACTCCAAGTCAATTGTAGTGATCCTTAAAGCTGCAGGACCAAGGGTCATAGGCTTTCTTCCTGGTATTTTAGGATCGTTCCTTAGTTTAATGTTACTAGGTGTTACATCTTTCATGGGCCTTTGTTTTGGTTTTTTAGGACCAGTCTTTGTAACATTCTTAGGTTTACTTTTAACAGAAGCAGGAGGTTTCTTATCAATCTTTGGTTTTGTACCTGCTTTAGGAGGACCACTTGGCTTCTTAGGCGCAGGAGGTTTACTAGGTTTTTGAAACCTACCAGTCTTAGGATTAACAGGTTGATTAGGTTTTTTAGGATCAAGCCTACGTGGACCCTGCGTTATTTTAACGTTAGGTGGTTTGCTATTTGTAATCTTAGCATCCTTTGCTTTTGGACCTAATCTTTTTATAAATTCTTTTGCCGCCTGTCTTCCTGCAGGTGTTCTGAGAAATGAGTAGGCTACCCTACCACCTGTGATTGCAACATATATTAAAGGAACAGCCATTGTTACTAGCCTTTCTTGTAAGTGTTAGGTGCTTTTTTAATACCTGTGTTAAGTTCACCAGAAGATTTTACCATACCGCCTACGTTGTACATGGCAACTTTACCACCTTTAGCGTAAGCTTTCTTCTTCATGTTAGCTCCACCCATAGCATACCCTTTTTTCTTTGGCATACCACCTTTATTCATGTAACCCATGTTGTTACGAACTGCTTTAGGTAGTTTCTTTAGACCTGTTTGATTTGCCCCAGGAGTTTTTAAACCACCTGCTGCGTATCCTTTTTTCTTCATGCCGCCTTTAGCATAACCTTTCTTTTTCATCATAGCACCTTTATTTGCTTTGTATCTTTCTGATACGGTATCTTCACCAGTCTTCATTTTATTTTTCATATCCATAATAAAATTTATAAGACCGTTTTTGTCCATCTTTTCAAGTTTTTCTTTAGTTTTACTTTTACCTGCTTTTTCAGCAAAGGCCATAGGTTTCTTTTTTGATTCAGCCATTATTCTTCCTCACTATACAAATTGTTAAAGACTCGTTGCGTATCCCATACATAGTCTACGTTTTCTTTCGAGTTATAAATATGTTGGTTAGGTTTAAAGTCTGGAGCACCTTCGCCAGTTTCAAACCAAGCAGGGTGAGTTACTCTCACTCTATTATTGGGCAACGCAACAATGTTACCTGTGTATTCTCCTGCATCTAACAACTCCAAGACATGAGATTGTTTATGTTGTGCAGGATCATCTGCTACTTCGTTGTCTGTGTAATCTACAGTGAAGTAGTATTTTGCAGGGTAGAACTCACCATCTA